TCAAAGACAAACTTTCTAAATCGGAGTTATAATATGTGGTTACTAGCATTAAGAAAATTATATGATGCAGAAGTTGCTGAAAGTACAGCAATCATTGACACATTTTTACAAAATTCTGTTGGCGTAGCTGACCATGATAAATTTATTAAAACTTTAAAAACACATTTTGATAAATTAGTTCATTCTAAATTAGCTATATCTGAAATAGATAAACTAACAGAAGCGTCCATGAAAAAGGTCAAAGACAAAAAATAGTATGTGTATGTCATCTACAAATTCTTTAGATTTATCAGAAACTAATTCTTTTCTTGATAATGAAACAGCAAAAGTAGATTTAGATTATGGTTCAAAATCAGATATGATTACTGAAAAACAATCTAAAGAAATGACAGACAACACGCTATCTATATAAAATAGTTGTGCAACGCTTATGCGTGGCAACTGCCAATACAATTTAGCCAAATAACTTGACCTACTGCGGTAGACAATCTTGACTAAATAACTGAATTGAAGAGGCTTTTATTAACAATAACAAAAAGGAGACACTAACATGTCAAACGCAAGTCCAGTTAAATTCGGAAATGCTAATAGTGGTGCAACTCGTGATGACGCATTGTTTTTAAAAGTATTCGCAGGTGAAGTAATTACTTCATTTGATAGAGCTTCAAAAACAGCAGGTGCAGATATGGTAAGAAGTATCTCATCTGGTAAGTCAGCAACTTTTCCTGTTATGGGAAGAATTGGTGCAGAGTATCATGCAGTTGGAGCTGAAATATTAGGTTCTGCAGTTAACTCAAACGAAAAGGTTATTACAATTAATGACCTTTTAATATCTTCAGTATTTATAAGTAATATTGAAGAAGCTAAATCGCATTGGGACGTTAGAAGTGCATACTCTACTGAAATGGGTAGAGCTTTATCTTTCCAAAAAGATAAACACATCTTACAAACAATCGGTCTAGCATCACTAGCTTCTGCTAGTGTTACAGGCGGAGACGCTACAACTAACGTAGTAAACACAGGCATTGCTTCTGCTACAGATGCAACTGCGGCTAATGCAATGATTGATGCAATCTTTGCGGCGGCTAAAGAGCTTGATGCAAACTACGTTCCTTCAGAAGGCAGAAAATGCTTTATGAGACTAGAAGAATACTACAAATTAGCGAATGCTACTAATGCAGTCAATGTTGACTTCACAGGTGGTGCTAATGGTGGTGTGGCTTCTGGAAAAGTGATGAAAATTGCAGGTATTGAATTAGTACCTGTTCCTCACTTTGTAGACAGTAACGTAACTGCATTGCCAGATAAAGGTTCAGCAACTAATGGTGGTTCTAACCCACAAGCTGTTAACCTTTCTAACTTTGTTGCTCTTGTATCTCACCCTTCAGCAGTAGGAACTGTTAAGCTAATGGATTTAGCTGTTGAAAAGGAATACGACATAAGAAGACAAGGTACGTTAATGGTAGCTAAATACAGCATGGGTCATGGTGTATTAAGACCAGAAGCGGCAGTCGGTATTAAAGAAGCGTAATAATTAATTACGTTTTTTACTTACATAGGGCGGTGAAATATCCGCCCTGTGTTTAATCAAAATTTACACAAAGGCACAGATGACAACACAAATCACACCAACAAGTGAGCTACAAGCTGTAAATATAATGCTTTCTACAATAGGGGAAGCACCAGTAAATAGTATCACAGGTACTACTACAGTTGATGTAGGTACAGCAAAAAATATTTTAAATGAAACATCTATGTCCATTCAATCACAAGGGTGGAATTTTAACACACATGTTAACTACTCATCTTTAACTTTAGATAGTAATAATAAAGTTCCCCTACCTTCAAACTGCGTTAAAGTAGACGCAAATTCCCAACACAGATATTTAAACTACACATTAAGAAATGGATTTCTATATGATATGGAAAACCATACAGATGTATTTGCTTCTGCACCTTCTTCAGTTGATATGGTTTTAGTACAACAATTTGAACATTTACCAGAATACGCTAGACAATATATTACAATGAAAGCGGCTAGAAGATTTGCTTCAAGGTTTGTTGGTGATAAAGAAATTACTCAATTAATTGGTCAAGATGAAAATGAAGCATTGATGGCATTCCATCAAGCGGATAGCCAAGAAAGTGACGTAAATATACTTGATGGTGATAGTAATACATTTTCCATAATACACAGACCTACTAGAAGGAATTGGTAATTATGGGTAGTGTTGTTTCACAATCTATTCCTAACTTTTTGAATGGCATGTCTCAACAGACACCTACTCAAAGAGGATTAAATCAAGGAGAAGACCAAGTTAATTTACAGAATGGTTTAGTAGATGGTTTATCTAAAAGACCACCTTTAGATTATGTAGCAACATTAGATGCTTCAAATATATATTCTAATAAAACAAAATTTTGGCAAATACAAAGAGATGCTGATAATCAATACATTGTAGCATTATACAATGGTGGTATTAAAGTATTTGATTTAGCAGGTAATTCAAAAACAGTTACTATACAAAGTGGTTCAGGTTATTTAACTTCTACTAATCCTAAAGAACATTTTAAATTAGTAAACATTGCTGATTATACTTTTATAGCAAATACACAAACTACTGTAACTGCTGACAGCACAACGTCTGCGGCTAAAGTAGAAGAGTTTTTAGTTGTTTGTAAACTAACAAACTATGGTAGGGAATATAAAGTAGCATTAAATCACCCTAACATGTCTTACGAACATGAAGTAATATTTCAATTACCTACTGGTAATGATGCGTCAACTGATAGTAAATTTAGAGATACAAACAAAATTACAGATATACTTTTATATGGTCATTCAAGCACACACTGGGATAGTGCGGCTAATGGTATAGGATTTAAAGTAGTACGAACAGATACAGGTGCAACTTTATCTAGTAATCAAGGATTAGCAAACTATTCAGGTATATCATCTCATTTTACATTTGAAGCATTTGATAGTGTTATTTATGGAAAACCTACAGGTACAGTTTCATCACCAAACACACTAGCTGATTATACAATAAGTTCATCAGATGGTTCTGGTAACACAGCTATGTATGCCATAAGAGATGAAATACAAGATTTTAGTAAATTACCTTTTTATGGAAAGAAAGATGTAATTATAAAAGTAACTGGTGAAGAAGGAGATACATTATCAGATTACTATGTTAAATTTACAGGTAAGTCTGGTGTATGGAATGAAACTATAGCACCTGCTACTTCTGTAGGTATAACTAATTCTACAATGCCACACGCATTGATTAACAATAATAATGGCACATTTACTTTTAAAGAATTAGATTGGACTGATAGAGTATGTGGAGATGCTGAAACAAATGCTAATCCTACTTTCGTTGGTAAAAAAATTAACAATCTTACATATTATAAAAACAGATTAGGAATTTTATCAGGAGAGAATTTAGTATTAACAGAGAATGCTTCTTTCTTTAATTACTTTGCAACTACATCTACACAAGTTTTAGATACTGACCCTATTGATATAGCGGCTTCAGGCACACAGGTTAACACACTTAAAAACTCTGTAGGATTTAATGAAAGTTTATTATTATTTTCTGATACAGCACAATATAAATTAGATAGTGCAGGAGATACTATATCACCTACTACAGCTATACTTAATGAAGTATCTTCATTTGAACATGATGATAAAGTAACACCAGTTTCAGCAGGTAAGTTTGCTTACTTTGCACAAGCTAGAACAAACAACACAGCAATAAGAGAATACTTTGCTGATGATGATACATTAACAAATGATGGTTTAGATATAAGTGTATCAGTACAAAATTTAATACCATCTAATTGTTATAAAATTGTAAGTAATACAACAGAAGACACTCTAGTATTTCTTTCGTCTGATGCCGCAGATACACAAACTGCACCATATTCAGGTACAGCTTCAGCAACAAATGCTAGTACAATGATTATCTATAAGTATTTCTTTGATGGTGGTGAGAAAGTGCAAAACGCTTGGTCTAAATGGACATTTACAGGTGTTAAAATTATAGGTGTAATGTCTTTAGAAAGTTACCTTTATGTATTAGCTTCTGAAGGTACTACTACAAAATTATTTAAAATAGATTTAAGAAATTTAAAAGATACTACTATAGGTCATGGAGTTTATCTTGACCTTAAAACTTCAGTTACAGGAACGTATAGTGCCACAACAGATTTAACTACGTTTACCTCACCTTATGGTGCAAAGACTGGATTATTAGCTGTAGATAGAACAAATGGTAATGACTACACAGCTACAAACACAAGTGGTTCTACTTATACAATAAAAGGTAATCACACTTCGTTATACATTGGTGTACCTTATGAAAGTAAATACAGATTATCTACTCCTTATGTCAGAGAAAATACTGGTAGAGGTTTAGTAGCTGTTACTACAGGTAGATACCAAATTAGAAATATATTATTTAATTTTGAAAACAGTGGGTTCTTTCAGGTGGAAGTAACTCCTACAAATAGAGATAAATCAACTTCAATAATGAATGGGTATATCATTGGTACATCTTCATCTATTGTTGGACAACCTGCTATCGCTTCAGGAACATTAAGAGTTCCAGTACAAGCACAAAACACAGAGTTCGTATTAGATATTAAATCATCTTCTCACTTACCTATGTATGTCGCAGGTGCAGAAGTTGAAGGTTATTATCATAACAGAGCAAATAGGATTTAATGGTTAAAGAAAATTATGTACGTCCTGCTATATTAGCGGACACTTTGGAATTAGCACCTAGAGTAAGAATAGGTGATAGAAAAGAAATTATGGCTTCAGATGGTGTCACACCATTGGAAGCATTAGTCTTACCTTTTACAGAAGAGAAAGCTAAAATTTATACAATAGTAGGAACTGAAAGCGAAGGTGTAATTGGTATGTTCGGTTCTTCTCCAACTAAATTAAAAGAGTATGGAGTAGTTTGGCTTCTATCTAGTGAGAAACTTTTTAAACATACAAAACAGTTTATTAAAGAATGTCCTTACTGGGTGGCAGACATGAGTAAAGATTATAAATATGTTTACAATTTCGTAGATGAAAGAAATTGGAAAGCATTAAAATGGTTACAATTTTTAGGATTTGAACCAAAAGAAAAAATAGGGAAATTCGGTGTCGGTAAGATGCCATTTTTATTAATGATGAAAGAGGTAAATAAATAATGTGTAACATT